TGATCATACTATCCGATCTGTTGATCAGGAGAAGTACGAAGGAGTTCTTCCGGAGGATAGAAATATAACATTTCTGCCCTGTCTTTCAAGAAATTAACAATCTTGGAGACGGTTCTTGCTATTAAATAGCTTGAACGCTGAGAAAGTATATCTTTACTAAGGGGGTAAGCCGTTGACTTTAATAGTAACGGCCAAACACCATTAGTAGACATACTATACCCTTCTGCCTCTTTAGCTAAGTCCTTGAAATCCCAACTGATGTTGTTTACAACACCAACTGTTGGAAGATTGTCACAGAACGTAGAAAACATCTCGAAGTCATCTGGATATTCCATTGCACCTACTAATCGAACGTGGGCTTCGAGTTGGTTAAGAGTAATCTTACCTTCTTCGACCCATTTGTCCCAATTAGTAGATGGATTGGACTGTGCGAACAAATCCACTGCTATGTTTTCAAGCACATTACGTGCTACGAAATCAGAAACAGTGTGTTGGTGGCCAAGAACCCTGAAAGCATCTGTTAATAATGCTCCAGCATTCTCGGAACCACGTACAATTCTTTGTACGCGTTCGTAAATAGTTGATAATTTAACGAGTTTAGATCTTAATCTACTCGGTAATTTACAAACTATATCCAGATATGACTCTACCATTGCCGGGACACCTTTAACAGAAACCCAAGCCTTTCTCTCAGCTTCGATAAAGAATTGGGTCAGAAGATAATACTTCTGACTTACTTCCGTAAGTCCGCTAATTGGAAAGGGTGAGATTTCAACACCTTTATAGAATAAGCGTTTAGCAAATTCATAAAAGTGTGAAGACTCATAAGTTTTAGGAGCAGAGTAATCAACTCCTAATTTCTTAATAGTCTCTTTGTAAAGGGCACTAACCGCTGGATCGCAAATAACGATATCGTCTCCTAAGAGACAATATTTTAATTGCTTCCAGTTAACATTAAGTTTTCGACAGCAGTAGTAAATCACATAGTGATGAGCTACAGCGAAGGAAGCCCAAGATGAATAGAAACCCATCGGATTTCCAACTGAGTAAGATACCATCTTACCGTTGAATTCGAAGGGTAATCCAACCATCAAGTGTTTCCAGTCGTTAACGTACTGTTCGGGTAGTAATCCGAGTAGAACATCTTCAATTACCTTGATAGGAAACCTATCAGTGGCATTTGAAAGATCTACAGAGCTAAAATAATTAGCTCCCTCTAGTTTACTAGGGGCGGAATCCTGACCAAAGGTACAATCTTGTGGTATCTTCTTTAATACGTTAAAGAGGTAGTTATGAAGTGGATAAAGGACAGTTTGAGACCAATAGTCTCCAATTGCTATTACCCTAACTTTTAACTCCTTATCTTTAATCGAAGTCAATTTTCTTAATCGATTTCGACCCCAGAAAGGGATTATGTCAGAAATGACATGAAACTTTTCTGTTCCGGCGTATAGAAGATCCATCACCTTCGTTAGTTT